CGGTATCGGCCGCAAATGGCGCGGTGGCGTTCCTTGAACGGCTGAAGATCCCCGAGGGACCGAAGGCTGGCCAGCGGCTGATGCTGGCGCCGTTTCAGCGGTCTTTCGTCAATGGCGCGCTTGATCCGGCGCATCATGTTGCGATCCTGTCGGTCGGGCGTGGAAACTCAAAAACCGCCGTGTCGGCGGGGCTGGCGCTCGGTTCCCTTCTCGGAAAATGGGATCGCCAGCCGCGCCGGGACGTTATCCTTGCGGCGCGGACGCGCGACCAGGCGCGGACGGCATGGAATTTCGCAGCAGCGTTCTGCGCCTCGCTCCCCGACGAGACGCAACGGCAACTAAAATTCCGCCGCTCGCCGCGTCTTGAAATCGAATTCCAAGGCGACGGCGGCGGTCATGTCCTGCGGGCGATCGCGGCGGACGGAAAGTCGGCGCTCGGCTCCGGGCCGACGCTGTGCATTCTTGACGAGCGCGGCCATTGGGCGAGCGACAAGGGCGACGAGCTTGAACACGCCCTCCTGACCGGCCTTGGCAAGCGCGGCGGCAAGGCGCTGATGATCTCGACCAGCGCCAACGATGACGCGCACGCTTTCTCGCGCTGGATCGATCAACCGCCCGCTGGCGTCTATGTGCAAGAGCATCGGCCGGCGCCGGGAATTCCGGCGGACGATCTCGAAAGCCTTGCAATCGCCAATCCCGGCGCGGCGCATGGCGTCGGGGCGAGCCTCGAATGGCTGGAAGCGACGGCGCGGCGGGCGATTGCGCGCGGCGGTTCGGCGCTGTCGTCTTTCCGGCTTTATCATCGCAATGAACGGGTAAGCGGCGAGACGCGCGACGTTCTGTTGACCCTCGACCAGTGGCTTCTCGCGGAGACGGAAACGCTTCCCGCTCGCAACGGCGCCGTCATTGTCGGCCTCGATCTTGGCGGCTCGGCGAGCATGTCGGCGGCGGCGCTCTATTGGCCTGAGACCGGGCGACTTGAAGTTTACGGCACGTTCCCGGCCGGGCCCCCGCTCGCCGATCGCGGCGCGGCTGATGGCGTCGGCGACCGTTATTTGCGGATGCAGGAACGCGGCGAGCTGACCCTTATCGGCGCGAAAACCGTTCCGCCGACGGACTGGCTCAAAGAAATCTGGGGACGGATCGCAGGCGAGCGCGTCATGGGAATCGTCGGCGATCGCTACAAACAGGCCGAGCTTGGCGAGGCCATTCAGCGCGCCGGGATCGCCGCGCCGATGATCTGGCGCGGCATGGGATTCCGCGACGGCTCCGAAGACATCGAACGCTTCCGCCGCGCGGTCTTTGACGGACAGGTGCGAACCGCTGAAAGCCTGTTGATGCGATCGGCGATGAGTGAGGCGGTCTGTCTGCGCGACCCGGCGAACAATATGAAGTTGGCGAAGGCGCGCTCGCTTGGCCGCATCGACGCGGCGGCGGCGGCCGTGCTTGCTGTCGCCGAAGGGGCACGGATTAAGGCGCGGCCGGCACCGAAGCCTGCGAGGCTTTTATGGGTCTAGGCCGCTTCAAGAGACATTCCGCGGCGGTCACGCGCTCGCGCCGCTGGCCTGCGCTTCGCGTCGCTGCGCTTCGCCGCGACGGCTTCAAATGCCGCGCGTGCGGGGCGAGCGGACGCCTTGAAATCGATCATATCGAGCCGGTCCGAACTCACCCGGAATTGGCCTTCGATCTTTCCAACCTGCAGGCGCTATGCGCGGCCTGTCATTCCCGAAAAACGCGCATCGAATGCGGATTTTCTCCGCCGTCGCCCGATCGGCTCGCATGGCGCGAGGCGGTCAAAGAACTGAGCAACAGAAAGGTCATCCTATGCTCGCAAGCGTAAAAATCTCCCGGCGGCAGTCTGAAATCCGCCAATCCCTCGCCGAATTGTCGGCGAATGATAACCTCACGGAGGATCAACGCCGATCGCTCGAAGGGCTCGACAAGGAATACCGCGACAATGAGGTCCGCTACCGCGCGGCCTTGATCGCCGAAGATACTGAGCGACGCGAGGCGGGCGCCGAACTCGAAACGCGATCGGGCCGCGAATGGTCGGCGCTGATGCGCTCCTTTGAGGTCCGGCAAGTCGCCAATTTCTTCGATGAGGGCCGCGCCTTGTCGGGCCAGACGGCGGAAATCGTCGCCGAACTGCGCTCGAAAGGCTCCTATCGCGGGATCCCGCTCCCCCTCGCCGCGCTCGAAACGCGCGCCGGGGAAACGGTCGCCAGCGGCACGCCCGATCTCAAATTCGTCGCGCCGTTCATCGATCGCCTGTTCGCGGCAGGCGCGGCGGCGCGGATGGGCGCGCAAATCGTCGCAATCGATGCGGGGCTGCAGGAATACCCGGTCACGACGTCAAGCGTCGCAGCGGGCTGGCAAGCCGATGAAGTGTCGGCGGTCGCCGGGCCGACGGTGTTCGCGACGACGGATCGCCCTCTTGCGCCGGAGCATACGCTCGGCGTGCAGATGAAAATCACCCGGCGGGCGCTCAAACAGTCGGGCGATGCGCTGGAACAAGCGGTCCGCCGCGACATGCTCGGCGCGATTAATGTCGCGATGGACAAGGCGGTCTTTCTCGGCACGGGCGCGACCGGCCAGCCGCTCGGCGTCATTGCGGGCGCGGCGACCTATGGCATTACGGCGACGGCGATCAATGCGGCGGCGTCATGGTCTGCGTTCCGCGCGGCGGTCGCGCGGTTCTTGATCGCCAATGCAGCGACGGGTCCGGGCGACGTGCGCTTGATGATCCGCCCGGAAATCTGGTCAGCGCTCGACAATACGCTTATCAGCGGAACGGCCGTTTCCGAATGGGATCGCCTGACGGCGCAAATCCCGGCGGCGAATGTCGTTCTTTCATCGAACGCGCTTGCCGCCCCGGCAGGCTCGCCTGCGGAATCGTCAGCCTTGCTGACGACAAGCGCGGGCGGCGTTGCGCCGATTTTTGTCGGCGTCTGGGGCGCGATCGACGTGATCCGCGATCCTTACAGCGACGCGGCAAGCGGCATGTTGCGTCTCACCGGCTTGATGACGGCGGACGTGACCATCTCGCGCACGGCGCAACTCGAAGTGTTGAACGAGCTGCAGTGATGATGACGGCTGACGGTCTTTCGTTCGGCGGGCATGGCGGTGATTTTGAGGTCCGCCAAGCCGGGGACGGCGCCACGCGGTTGCGTGGCCGCTTTCCCTATCGTCGGCGCGCGGTCCTTTCTGATGGCGGGCGGCGCGGACGGCCGGAGAAAGAGGAATTCGACGCCAACGCTTTCGCCTTCCGAGTCAATGATCCGGAGGCGGAGATTCACTTGCTGGTCGGTCACCGCTTCGACAAGCCGCTTGCGTCAAAACTGTCGGGCACGCTCACCTTGCGAGACACGGCGGCGGCGCTTTTGTTTGAGGCGGTTATCACGCGCGCCATTTCCGAAACGACGTTCGGCCGCGACGCGCTGGCGCTCCTGTTCGCCGGGCTGGCGACGGGGATTTCGCCGGGCTTTCGCTTGCCTCCGGAACGCGCCGTTCCGCGCCAACAGGCGGAGACTATCATTCAAGAGCCGGTCAATCCTGACGAGGGGATGATGGGCGCGGAAATCCGCATCATCCATGAGGCGCTTCTGTTCGAGCTTAGCCTTGTGACCATGCCCGCTTACCCCGACGCGCAAGTCGAAGCGCGCATGGCGGCGCCCGTCATTCGGCCGAATTCAAAGGCCCCTCAATTCTTGCGGCGCTGGAGATATTGAAATGGCGACGACGCTCAAAATCTCCGAGGTCTCACCAGCAATCTATCCGGCGCTTTCAACGCCGGTGTCGTTACCGCCCGGGGTCAGCATCGATGCGGTCTGGCGGCGGATTGAGGACTGGACCGCGTATCGCTGGGGCGCGCGCGACGCGGTGTTCATCGTCGAGGGGCCGGGCAATTGGACGGCGCCGGTCTTGCCGACGACTTTCGACGTTACGGAAATCTGGCGGGACGATGCATGGGAAGCGGTCACCTTGCGGCCGACCGCGCTTGGCGGATTGTTCCTTCCGGAACTGGCGCACTACCGGATCGCGGCGACCGTCGGGGCCGATGACGCTCCCCCGCCGGCCGTTGAAGAAGCGGTGCGAAGGCTGGCGCAATATTTCGGCAATGTGGCGATCAATGCGCAGCAATCGCGGCTCGCCAGCGGTTTCAAGCTTGATGACGTCGATGTGCAATTTTCGGAGCCGCATGTTGCCGCAAAGGCGATGAAGGAAAGCGGCGCGGCCGATCTGCTGCGGCGTTATCGTCTTTTGGGCGCATGCTGATGAAATGGCCATGGCAAAGGCGGGCGGCGCCCGCGATCGAGCGGCGCGCCAGCGGGTCAGGCTTTACGGCGGACGTAATGGCGGCGCGCGAAAGCTATATCGCCGGGCGGCGCGGGCTCGCCGAGATGACGGCGACAGCGCAAGCGTGCGTTTCGTTATGGGAACATGGCCTTTCGATCGCACAAGTTGACGGCGCGCCGATGTTGACGCCGCGCGTTCTTGCCATGATCGCCCGCGCGCTCGCTTTG